CCTCTAACCTTGATTTTATTGTATTTACACCATTTTGCATAGATTCTTTTTCTATCCACTCAGCAATATCTAATTCCTTAATTTCTTCTAATGGTTTTTTAATAATCTTATCTGAAAAATACCAATTTCCCTCTGTAGATACCTTGTGCGGATCTTGTATTAATTTACAAACGTAATGAGCATGAGTAATTACCCCATCTTCTACGCTGATTTTGGTTATTTTCCAGTCGAACATTATGGTGCAATATAAAGAGTTGTAATTACAGGGCTATTGCTTAATACATTATTACCTGTACCTGTTGTTACTGTTGCGCCTGTGCCACCGTAAGCTACAGGAACTGCGCCTGATGCAATATTTGAGCCATTTAAACTTGTTAAATTTGCACCTGATCCACTAAAAATAGGAGCTGAATATACACCTGTACTTGGATTAAACTTAACCTGTGTACTAGCTGTATACAACGTATTAATAGAACTAGTTGTTTGACGTGCAAACGTAATATATTCTGTTGTATTGCTTGATGTATCGTCTGTAACGCTAACTGTTGCTGCGTTATTTGACCAAATAGGTGCTGACGTTCCTTGTGACGTTAATACTTGCCCTGTAGAGCCTACTGCTGATAACGCTAATGCAGTTGATGATGAATAAACTACTGCGCCAGCAGATGCAGTTAAATTAGCGTTTGTGCCGCCATTTGATAATCCTACTTGTCCGACAATATTACCAGCTTGAACAGATAAATTGCTTTTGTTTACATAAATTGCGCCTGTTGTTGAATTTACATAAGCAACAATACCAATTTTAATTGCATATCCTGTCGGTGGGATTGTATTTTGATAAAAACCAGCAGAATAAGGTGACAAATAAAGCGTATCACCAACGGTATAACTACCAGTATTTACTCCTTGAATCAATCCAATTGTTGTTACATACCCTGCCGTTCCTGTTGGAATAGCTTGATTTGCCAAACCAATCACGTTGCCTGTTGTTAAACTGTTTGCAATTGCTAATGCCACGTTAGGATAAGTGTAACCACTACTTGTTGAAGTTACATATACAGGTTGACCAATATTAATAGTCGATCCTGTATTGTTATAAACTTTTAATTGTATTTCTTCGCCAATATGTATAGTGTTGTTTGTTACATCGTTGTAATACGCTAATGCGTTTTGTGTGCTGTCATACCATAAACGACCAGCATTATAAGTAGGCGCAGATATGGCCGTATAAGTTTCATAACTTGATATGGTTGGAGTAGCCATAGTCACGCTTGTTAGCGTTGATGCAGTTGCACCTAGACTAATTGACGTAGATCCAATCGTAATGCTTGAGTTAGTCAGCGAACCGTTACCAATGTTTGTAATTGTATTCGTTGAGCCAGATATGGACTTATTTGTTAACGTATCTGTAGTCGCACGACCTACCAAAGTGTCGGTAGATGTCGGTAATGTCAAAGTACCTGTATTGCTAATTGTGCTGATTATAGGGCTTGTTAGAGTTTTGTTTGTTAAAGTCTGTGTACCTGTTAACGTGACTACAGTTGAATCAATTGCAATCGTTACTGGCGAAGAACCGTTAAAACTTGTGCCAGATAATCCTGTTCCTATTGTCAACGCATTAGGGGTATTTGCTGTGATAGTTGCACTACCACCTAGTGATATAGCAGACCCATTTATTGTAATCGAGCTATTCGTTAATCCTGAATTTGGAATAGTTGCATTAATTTGACTAGGCGCAATAGATATTGCTTGAGCAGATAACGCAGATAATTGACCTTGAGCATTAACTGTAGCACTTAATGTGTTACTTGCAGATCCATACGATCCTGCCGTAACACCTGTATTTGTAATACTAAATGTATTGCTTGATAAAGTTAATCCTGTCCCTGCAAAATAAGTCGCATTTCCCGAAAACTGAACCCATGTAATAGGTGTGACATTAATTGTGCCTGTTTCTGCAGATGTTGACACCCAACCTGTATTGCCATATTGCGTACCATTAATTACAACTGTATATGCGCCTGGCACTTCTGCCCAAACATCCATATCTAATGATCGTGACCAAGCACCACTAGATGCGACATAAATACCATTTTGGGAGCTTGTTGTTTGATTCTTAACTAATACTCGATCATTTGCCAACAATGTGTAGCCATCAATTGTCTGCAATCCTGACAAGGATATATTTGCAGTAGTCGCAGCAGAACATGAGCCTTTTGGAGATAATCCTTGAGCTACCGTATCAACATATAATTTGTTAGTTATATCAGATGGATTACTAGGACTTGTACTAATTTGCCCAGTTGTTGTACTGATATTAGTAAAAACACCAGTAGAAGGGTTTACAGCACCGATTGTCGTACTATTAATCGTGCTATTGGTAATATTTAACCCTGATTGGCTAGGGTTTACCGTTGCATAAAATGGCTGACCTTGACCAATAAACGTGTTAAAACTGCCATCCAAGTTAAAATATGCTTGAACAGGCAGTAAGTTTTGATCCTGCGTTAATGCTGGATCAGCCATAAACTACTCCTTAGTTTTGGTCAACCATAGGCATTACATACAATGTATTTGCCGTTCCTATTGCTGTAATTGAGAATACTGGTGGTACAACCATTACTTGCGGACTAGACATAGACACACCTAATACAAATGATTGTGAAGTATTACCGCCAGTAGGCAATACGGCTGCAGGTGCAGTTGTAGTTGTGCCAAGAACCGCAGGTGCAATAGTAACTGCAATAGGGGTAGTTCCTGTGTTCAAAAACCCACAAAAGTTTACTTGGTCATTACCATTAGGGGTAATTGTGACTGCTGTAGAACTAGATGTAGTAACAGTAATAGCAGTTGTTGGGCCTACAAAACGGTATGCCGATGTATTTGCCATGATTTATCCTTATCCAGCGTTTACTGCGATTGGAAGTCCATCAGTACGCAATACTTCAACTAAATAATTTCCAGCAGCAGGTGTAGCAGAACTTCCAGAAGCGTTGATAAATTGAATAGTTAGCACATTGGCAGCAGATACATAATCGTTAGCAATAGAAATACCAGCAGTTTGTGCGCCACCGTTATAACTTACGTTAACAATATCAGTAGTTAATAAACCAGCAACAGTAAATGTTTGGCTAGATGAAGTGCCAGTAACTGCTGTTGGGGTTAAACTTGGATTACAGACAAAATAATCTTTTACGTTACCACGCAAGATTGTAGATGACGGCATAATTTTTCCTTTGCAAAGAAAACCAGAATTGGTTGTTTTATTATACAACAAAAGCTAAAAAAACCCCCTTTTTTACGAGGGGGTTTTTAATTAAAACCGATTAAGAATAAGTGCTGAAATCGTAACCGTAAATATATACATCAGCAGTAGCAGCAGCACCTTGCGCTGTAGCTACGTTGAAGTATAAGTTTTGACCACTTAATGTGTTTGTTGATGCAACAGTAAGTGGGTTAACAACTGTAGAACCTGTATTACCTGATAATGCAGTTGCAGCAGCAACAATAGCTGTACCTTGCTTGGCTGGAGCTGTGTAAACAGCAGCAGTAGCAGTAGTTAAGCTAGTTGAAGCATTAGTAACGATTACCTGATAAACAGAGTAGTTGCTTGAGTTGATAATAGGCATCACAGTATCGCCTGATGCATTTACGTTTACACCTGTAGCAACGGCTAACAAACGAATTGCTTGGTTTGTGCCTAAGTTGTTAGGGTGAATTGTTACGGTGGTTGCTGGTCCTGGATTAGACATTATGTTTCCTTTCTAAATTAAGCTGCAACACGGCAAGCGAGTTCAGGATATAGTGGAGCCCATCCGTACAGAACATCTAAACGAGTAGGAATACTGTCGTTGTTGATGGTGTATTGACGAACAACACGCATTGACAAGCCGATTTCTTTATCAGAAGCACGACCAGCGAAATGTACACCTTCTGGCAACTCTAAGTCAGCGCAAGCAAGTGTAAATGCATTTCTGTGCATAATAATGTTCTGCGGAGAAACTGTACCTGTGCTATTAAATTGTGTTACAGCAGCAGAAGCAGATGGGCTTGGAATTGTTACGTTTTGGAACTGACCAGCAGTAATAACGGCTGGAGATACAGTTACAGTAACGCTTGATCCTGAAGCGATAGATGCAGCAGATTTAACAACGAAGTTACGGAGCTTGTTAGATCCATAAGCCTGACGGTTTTGTGGGTTAACTGCATAAACACCAGCAATTTGGATTACGTCACCTACGTTCAGGTTCAATGTACCTGTGTTGGCAGCAGTAATACTAATGTTGGAGCTTGATGCCCAACCACTTGATAAGAAACCAGTAGCAGTAGTTGTAGCCACAGATGCAGTAACAGTAGTAGTGCTGTTGTTACCAAAAGTCTGGCTAACCACGTTTTGATCGAGTTTCCAATTCATACCAGCAGAATCACGACCCATCAAACCTTTACGATACTGCTCGCCAATTGCTTCTTGTGGCACAAATAAGCCCTTCAAAGAATCAACGATAGTTGCAGATGTAAATGGCTCAACAATACAAGCACGTCTGCCGTCACGAGGAGTACCTTCAGCATCGAGGTAAGCACCAGCAGTCAGGTATGTAATTAAACCTGTTGGGGGTGTACCAGCAACACCAACGATATTTGCTGTGTTAGCAGTAGCCATAACCATTCCGTCACGGTCAATTTTGTTAGCAATAGCAGCAACGGCTGGCTTCAATACACGATCAGAGAACATATCTAAAGACAATGCTAAGTCTTGAGTTGTAAACTGAGTTGACACTTGATACTGAGTTGTTAATGTAACAGGTACAGAAGTTTCGTTGAAATCTTCAACTACTAATTGCGGGCCTACTGCCCCTACGAATCTTCCAGGCCGTCTGATATTTACGGTGTTACCAATCTTACCGCCAACAATTGCAAATTGATCGTCATAATTACGATCTACTTCAGATGTAAATGTTAATTCGTTCTCCAAGACCATTAGAGCTTCGTTTGTGATCTTGGAAATAGTTAGCAAATTATTTGCCATGATTATTTCCTTTTTAAAAGATTAAGTTTTTACCTGATCCTTTTAGCTTGTCGCATCGCTTTATATTGTGCAAACGTCATCTTATCTGTATCAGTAATGACAGCTTGCTCGCTATTTGTAGCTTTTAACGGACTAATAGGCGCAGGTGCTTTTGACTTCTGAGCAACAGGTTTCACTTCTTTAGCATCAGTTTTTTCAAACCTTGCTTCCAACCGACCTATTTCTCTTAAAGCAGTAATAGCGGATGATTTAGATATTTTTTCAGCAAGATCTTTGTTTTCAGCCAAATGATATAAAATCTGTGGCCCAACATCGCTGTCTAAAATTGCTTCTCTAATATGGTCAGGTACGATCACATCACTAGAAGCTACCATTTCATCAAAATCAGGAATTTCTTTTTTTGCAGATTCCAAGCGACCATTCCAAGTTTCGATAATCTTGTTACGTTCTTCTTGCCTTCTACGTTCAATTTCTTCCTGTTTGCTTCGCATTACAGCATTTTCAGCACTCCAATCAGCTAATGCTTCTGCATATTCAAAAGCATCTACAAATTGATCTGGCTTCGGCTTGTCATCTCTGCTCTGTTCCTGTTTAGGCGCAGCCTGTGATTCTAATGCCTTTAAACGAGTTTCTAATTGCTCACGTTTGCTACGTTCTTCTTCTGCTTCTTTACGCAGTTGCTCACGTTGCTTCGTAAGTTCAGAAAACCTCTTTTCAAGTTTTGGGTTGGGTTTCCGTT